TTCTGGTTAGCCACCTCTCCACCGCTTCCTTTTCAGGAACCGGATAGAGGTTGTTTGGGCTATCACCATGTGGGACCCTATTCCAGGACAAGACACCTTTCACCGACTCAAGGTCAGCAATCAGGTCACCATCCCGGCTGCCTTTTAACGACGTGCTTAGGTCGAGGGGAACAACAGGAGCGTACTCATCCAGCATCCGATGCCTCGGGACTAGAGTCCATACATCGGAGCGAGAGCACTCTCCCCGGCGAAGTCGAATACCTCGGATCCGTTTCTCACAATCAACTTGACGTTGAAGGAGAACGGGCGAATCGGTAACACTCCGTATTTCAGTGAAGGGAAAGTCAGGTGGCGGGGAGCCACGGGAACAGAGGACAACTCTTCGGTTATCCGTTACTGTACGGTGCGAGAGTATCTTTCCATCAGACTTATCGACGTCGTCGATTAGTCCAATCCGTTCGTTCCGGTAAGCAGACACAGTGGTTCCCAGCGCATATCGTCGGAGCAAAACTCCGGCGACAAAGCGTTGGAACCGCGTGTAGGCTACCTCAACTCCCAAAACGGGAAGGAACCCAAGTCCACCAAGGGACCGAGAAGCAAAAAGATTATACTTCCCAGAGTTGGTGAATTGTTGGATCGCCTCCCGGTGGTAATGGAGGAAGCGCCGGTGCGCACGGGCGGGGTTACTCGCTCCATCGATAACTTCTCGGTGCCAATCCCAAATAGGTTTCAGCATCGTGGTGGTCTGAAGTTTCGATTGCCCCACTAGAAGACCAATGTTGAAATATTCAATCCTCTTTCTGGTGCTAAGGTCCCAGAGTTCCGAGTTGATCGTCGCGTAGCGACGATGGGTATAGTTCTTACCCACACTAAGAACAAATCCCGCATTGGCGACAACCTTCTTCCAGATAGCGTAAAGCGTAGCATCCGCCTGGAAGTAAACATCGTCACCGTTCACGAGACCCGGGACCTCAGTCCAGAGTAGCTTCCGACATAACCGAATTTCCCATGCCTGCCAAAGGCAGATAAAGTTGATCAAGCATAAAATCGGAAAGCTAAGGACTGACCCCATTAACTGACCGTTTAACTGGACGGTCGGCCCAAGACTGACACCGTATTTCTCCGCGATGTCATAATGGAGTTCGTGCCCATAGAGCACGCTTCGGAGAACAATGGATTCCTCGGCAGGAACAGCAGCCGCCTGCAGGTACGACTCAAA